TCTAAAATCGTAGCCATGTTGTTTTTCTCGATCTCGTTAGAAATACCTTCTAAAAGACCAGATTTTTGCCATTTTCCAGCTAAACGCTCAGCGTCTTTCATTACGCTTTTGTAGTCGTTTGAGCCTTCAAGTAAATTATTAATTTCCATGTTTAATTGTGTTATTTAAATTTTTATTAAATTATTCCTGCTAATTTCTGCATTCTTTTTACAGTCTGTGATGATTCTGTAATTGTATTAGGCTTTGTAGCAGTTGTACCTGTTGGTTTAGAAGCTCTTCCTAATCTAGATTCTAAAACTCTGTTGTTTTTGTCTTTAGATTTAGATGTATTCTCACGAACTGTGTTGTAGATTAGTTTTGCTTCTTTTACTGTCTCAGCATTATCAAATGCTGCAATAATATTAACCTTTTGACTTTCTTTTAGATTTGAAGCTTTTAAAATTTTATTTAAATAAAGTAGTTTTGCATTAAATACATTAACTTCATTTAATTCAGTTCGTAGCTTCTTAATAGTTTTAACAGCTTCTTTTAATTGACTTTTGCTTTCAAACATAGAAGAGCCCTTTGATCCTCGAACACTAGCGTTTGCAGCAGCTAGTTGCTCTAGTTCTTTTTGAGCTTTTTTGCCTACTTGTCCTCCTTTTTTAAGAAGTTTTTCAAAAGCTTTAACGATGTTGTCCAGTCCTCCAGCAGCTCCTGCTATATCACTTTGGTCTCCGCTGAAATGGCCTTCTTCCATCTCATCTTTTTTCATTTTGTTTGCACTACCTTCTTCTACCTCTTGATCTAGTTCAGAAAGTAGTTCGTCTAAGTCAATTTCTTCTTGTTCCTCGTCTTCAGAATCCACCATATCTTGACCATCGATTTCTTCTTCTGACTCTTCTTCACCCATTTCTTGAGCAACTATGTCTTTAATAAGGTCTTTTAACTGCTCAACAGACATATCCTCAACTTCTTCTTCTTCCTCATGATCTTCCATCTCGTCATCAGATTGTTCTGAGTCATCCTCAATTTCGTGATCATCGTCATCATGCATTTGTTGATCATCTACCTCCTCTTCCATGTCGTCGTCGTTCATTTCTTGAAGTTTGGTAGCTAACATGTCTTTTAAGTGAGGTGTTACAGTCTCTTCTAAAGCATCTTTTGCATTTGTAATAGCAGCTTCGCGTACAGACTTTGCTTCAGCAATAGCTTGCTTAAATAAATCTTTGTTGTTTGTCATTTTAAAAATTGTTTTTCGATTGTACGATTATTTAAATCGTAATAGGAAAGTTGTGTTTTGTATAATGCCGTATAAGAGACGACATATTTGCTTATAAATATGTACGTTTTACAAAAAAACAAAAAAACCCTTATAAAAATATAAGGGTCGGTAAAAGTCCATCGGTAGCGTCCGAAAGGAAGTTTGTATAATATTACTGTTCTTGTGCTAATTCAGGCATGTTTGCTTTTATAAAATCTTCTACTTGATCATCAATAAATGCACGATCTGTGCTGTCTATTAATCCTGCATCATACATAGCATCGTAAATCTGATAAGATTTATTATAAAGCTTTCTATTATCTTTGTAGGTTTTACCTTGTATCCCTAAATAGTCTTCTATTGCCTCTTGATATAGGTATCCTATCATCTCTGTAGGGTCAGATCCACCTTCGTTTAGTCACTTCCTTGATAATCTTCATTTGTTTTCTCTCTTTGACATCTTTTTCTCTCCTTCTTCCACTCCTCTAGTAGTCCTTGTAAATCTTTTATAGTGTTCTGGTTGGTATTTCTTTAAATCTTCTATGTAGTTTTTAGTAAGTCTTGGATTCATTTCCTCTACTTGATCTATATTGTCGTAGTCTACTTCACCATATTCTCCGGAAGTTGTTCCACTATATGCTTTCCCTGTACTAGGACTATATCCTAGTAGTGTTACTTCATAAGAATCTAATTCAGATGCATCTAGACCTAATTGATTAAAAGTTCCACTACCAGATGTATCTTCATCTTCATCTGTCCATACAATGTCGTTTGGTATGTTTTCCTGTTCATTTAGTTGTTTACTTAACGATGTTAGTTTGTTTTCTGTTAAGAATTTTTTTAAGTTAAAATTAGTTTCCATTGTTTTTTTTTGTTATGATCTTAATATATCGTTTATTATTGAATGTACTCTAGCGTATTTGTCTAATGTTTCTTTGCTTTCGTTTAATGATATCGGATTCATGAAAGCTCCATGGGTTGATGGATTGGATACAAAGTCCCAACAAACCAACTCAAAATCATCTTGTACCTCTAAAGTACTTTCATTGGTTTGCTGTACTGAACCAGTACCTCTTGATGAAATCCCTACTGTATGTCCCGCTTGTATAATTTGTTTAACTATATTACCTGAAGGTGTGTTTAGAAGCTCAATTCTACCCATTAAGTCTTCTCCTTCCCACCAAATTTCTTTTACTATATGTGATGCGTTTTTTAATGATACTATTGCTGATTCAGGATGGTCCAATTCTCCAAAAGCATTGCCATTGTTTATAAACTCATTAGTATACCTATCGCATTCTCTCTTTAAGATTGACTTTTCATATACTCTTCCATTTTGGTTTTTTGCTCCTGCTTTTTGCAATAGTCCTTCAACTTCAAACACACCTGGTTTAGTTTTAGACTCCCTTATTGTAGGTTTAAAAGCAGTTGTATCAATCAGTAGATTTTTCATTACTTTCTTTTAGTATATTTAGTTTTTTTACGTTTTTTGCCTTCCTTCAAAGAAAACACTGTTCCTGTTGTACTCGATGGATTTATACCCAACTCTTCCATCTCTTCTCTTGACATTCTTTTACCTTTAGGTACTTGTATATTATACAACTTATTTAGTACAGGTTGTAGATCTTTTTTGAACGCTGCTTCTACTGCAGGTGCCATAAACGACCCTATGTTTTTATAAACACTTTCAACTTTTTCCCTAACATCTATATGACTTTTCTCTAACGAACCAATTATATCTTGCAAATCAGCTGCTGCTTTTCTTATTCTAGCTGCTAAATCTTCATTATCCTCGTTCTCATAATGTAAAAACTCTTCTAAGTTTTCTGTCTTGGCTTCACTTAGAATTTGATTGTTTTCTTTAAGAATATTGACGATCTTTTTCTTAAACATTTGTTTAAGTTGATCAACACTTTGCTCTTTAATATTGTTTTTAATAGCTTTATCTCTAGATCCTAAATACTCCTGCTCTGGTGTTTCTATTTGACCGTCTCCATCGTAGTCTTTATTTGCTTTTTGATCTTCTATTACGTTTAGATCAAGTCTATTTGTAAAGTATTCTATCAAATCCTTTTTTGCATGAGGAATCATTCCTGGTTGTGTGTCAGGTGCATTTTTCCATTGATTCCAAACTTTTAATACTCTGTTCACTGCATCGTCAAGCTTTGGTTGCATTGTGTCTACATATCCTCCAGAATCGTAGTCGTTTTCTTTTACAGCTTTACCACCTTGTATTCTCTTACGTCTTGCTTCCTTTAAAGGTTGTTTGGTCATAGCTTCCTTTAATTTAATTTGAGATAAGTCATACTTGTTAAGTATCTTTTTAACTTTATGGTTTGGTATCTGGTCTTGATAAAAGTTAATTAACTGTTGTATTTTATCACTAGCATCTGGTTCTACTTTGTTTGCCAACTTTGCAATTTTTGATGCCTGATCTGCAGATATCCTCTTGTCTACAGGAACTTCTTCTTCTTGAACTTTTTCCAACCTATCCGGCAATGTTATACTATCGACCAGCTCATCAGAAATTTCTCCATTTGAATGTAACATATCTATATAGTTATTAAACTCCTGTCTTCGCATTGAAACGTCTATCTCACCTTTCTCTGCCTTTTCGATAGTAGGTAGAATGTTTTCTTCAAATGAATTTATCACTTCATCTTTTGACATTTTATCTTCTTGCTCGGATAGGTTGTAGATTTCTTTTAAATCAACTTTTTTTAATCCGTTAATTGTATCTACTTTATCCTTATCGCTATATTGTACCAATTGGTCATGCTTATCAACTTTGTTAGAGTCATTGGACATTAAATGTAAATAATGGTTTATATCTTTATCTAAGTTGTTATTGGCTTTTTCAGCAGCCTTGTTGTACTGTTCCGTTGAAGGAGTTTCAGTTGCTGTGTCAACGCCTGCTGCTTCCAATTCATAATCAACTGCTCTGTCAAAAGCCTCTAATGGTATTCCTGCATGCGGTTTCTCATACTGAGTGGTTTCCTGCTGCTTATCTTCAGATAGCATTCGCTTACTTTTTAAAATTCTTACCACATCATCATAAGAATTTGTTTGTGAAATTACATTTGGTAGTTGCATACTACTATCCCTAACAAATTGAGATCTAGAATAATTTCCTTCTTGTACTGCGTTGTATCTATCTTGTAGTGTTCTCATGTAAATAATCAAATAATTTAGTATTATATGGCCTTTTTTTAGGCTTTGCTTCAGTATATCCTAACTTTTTTAAATACTTAGTTGCTCTATTAACTTTACCTTTTTTTGCAAAAGCAGCAGGTGTTGCATATTGTGCTCCTGCTCCAGCTGAAAAACCTGCTCCACCAGAAGATGTTGCACTTAATTCACTTATTTGTTGTGCAACTTCCAACATACACTGTTTTACAATTTCTTTTAATTCGCTTGTTTTCATAAATTTTTCAATTCTGCTACAAGTTGATAGTATTGCAATAAATTAACTAAATGCTGATCTTTTATAGTAGCTGATTTAGGAACGTGGTTTATTCCTTTAACAGTTTCTTTTAATTTAATTTTAGTTACTTCGTCTGGAGTTTGTTTTATACTTTCTTGTAATTTACTTTTAATATTGCTAAACTCTGAATTAACTAAAGTTCTTAGTCTATTAGATGAATTTACTGAGTTGATAAACTCTCTCAGTATTCTTTTTTGCTCTGGTAGTAGTTCAGCATACTTTGTATTGAATTTTTCTAATAAAATTTTAAATGTCAAAAGTTTTAAATCTTTGTTGTATTTAGAGTATTCCTGTATCAAGCTATCTTTAACTTGGTTTTTGTTTTGTTTATCTTGAGTAAAATGTTCAAGTAGTGTTGTTTTGTTGTTTATTAGAAACTGTGGATCTACAACTCCTACATCTTGCTGTTTGTATGCCTCTAACAAACAATATAAAGCTGCTAGTGGCTTATAATTATCTATTTTAATCGAAAAAAACTCATCTAAATCATAATGTTGTTTTACTTCCTTAATTAAATTATATTTTTGAGACTTTAAACTGTCAACATTTAAGCTTCTCGCTATCTCTGTGATTGTAGATACTATCGACTCTGCCTTGTTCTGAGATAGGTTGCTGTTTCTACTAACATACTCATAAAGTTTAAACTCTTTAGTTAAAGAAGTGTTTTTTGTAAAAAAATTTCTAATTATTGATACTGCTGGTGAACTTTTTTGATTCAAGATGTCAGCAGTTACCTGCTTTACCAACAATTCAAAAATTAACCCTGTGTTTTTATACTTGCTATGTTTTATATGCATTATTGTCTGTTATAATGTTTAATTTTGCAGATAACAACTAACACTTTTGTTAATAAATAGTGTAAGATTATACAAATCTATTTCAACTTGTTATCATTAAGTAGATTATCTTGTTTAGAATTATTGGTCTTTTCAAATATAATTTTTTTATCAGAATTTTTAAATAGATCTTGATTTTTATAGTACACTGATTTTGTAAGAATATTGTTAGTATCCTCTTCACTAACATTTTGTGAATCGCTAGGGTAGCCCCCATGCATATCATGTTTACCTAAAGGATCTCTACCCATAGCTGCTTTTTGCGTACCATAAGTTGACATTTTTTCTCTAGGTCTTCCTCCTTCTGGTCCTGGTTCTCCATGTTTAGGTGGTTTTGGATGATCTTCATATCCTGCTGGTACTTCTCCTAATGCAGGTGCTTTTTCCCCTACACCAGAGCTTTTACCATAGATTGTTGCTAAATCGTGAGGAGTGCCATAAGATTTACCTGATTTTGCAGGATCATTACCTTCATTTTCTATTTGAGCTTTCCTAAACTCTCTCTTACTATCTTCATTCATTAGGTTTCTAAACTCCATGTACTTATCCTCCGATATGTCAAATAGTCTTTCATATATGTAATCAGTTGGAAACAAACCTGAAGTTTTCATTTGTTCGGCTAAATCAATTTTTTCTTTAAGCAACGCAACTTTTTCTTGTTCAAAGATAACAGATGGGTTAGTTAGCTTGATTTCAAAATTAGTCAAACCTTCTCCTTGAAATCCTTGAGAATATAGATGTACTAGTGCTATTTTAGTTAACTCACTTTCCATTATTCTTTGGATTCTCTCTACGGTTCTTGCAAACCTTATATCTTCGGCTGCTAATGTTGCTTTTCCTGATAGGTCTCCTTCATATCCAAAGTATGCCTTTGGTACCTTTAACGCTGCAAACATCTTATCTCTTAGATATTCAATATCATTAGTACCATCATACTCTAATCCCTTAGTAGTGTCAATTTTTGTTGAAGTATCTCCTCCTCTTACTGGTAGGTAGAAGTCCTCCATCATATTTTGCATATTAAATCTTAGATTATAGTCCCCTGATTCTGGATCTACATAAGGTGTTTTTTTAATATTATCTACAGTTCTTTGCATAAACTGTTCTACTTCATTAGCAGGAATGTGACCTACATTTATATAAAATGTTCTTTTTTCTGGAGCTCTCATTATACGATGTATTAGCATCGCATCTTCCATCAAAGTAAGTTGTTTAAATATTTTCCTTGCAGGCTCGATATAGGATCTTCCGTAAGGTAGATAGTTTGTATCTGATATTAATCTAAAATGTGCAACTTCATAGTTATCAAATTCTATTACTTTTTTGTTGTCTTTAGGTAGGTAATTAGGGTCCTGTGATGATGCTAAACCGTCTGGATCTAATTGGAAAGTAACCTTAGATGGATTACTAGGGTCTCTCCCTTCGTGTCTTACAATGTGATATACAGTATAAGGTAGTGCATTGTATACTCCAAACTCCTCTGAGATTTCTAATTTTAAGAAAAAATCTCCATATTTACACATATTCCTAGTCCATGACCATAAATTAAATTCTATGTTAAGTACGTCATAAAATAAATTATATAATACTCTTTGTATATTCTCATCTGATGAGTTTATTGCTAAGACTTCTCCTTTATCACTTTTTAATGTTGCTTCATCACTAATTATATCCAAAGTTGATGCTATCAATGGATCTGTATCCATTGCTTCATAATCGGAATATAATTGGATCCTAAGAGTTTGATAGTTTAAGTTAGGATTAAATATATTTTTATTATTATATATATAAAGCCTAGTAAATCTATCAACTAAAGAATTGGTTTGATACTTACCTGTAGTTTGTATTTTATTTACATCAGCTACTTTTATTTGATCCCCTCCTACATTTCGTATTACTGAGTCTGAAGAAAATACTTTCTTTAGTCTTTGAAAAAGCCCTTTTTCTGCCATTTATTTGAATTTATTATAAATATACTATTATTTTAACACCCAAGAGTAGTCATGGTCGCCATGTTTGGTCTTGGTAGTATAAGGATTTTTTTTATTGTTAGCAACTACTACTCCTGATGAACTCTTAGAATTGTTCATTGAAGAGAAAGTGCTTAACTGAGCCCTTGTTAGATTCATACCTTCGTTTCTAAGTTTTAGTGCTGTATCTCTAACATACAGTCCTATAGCAAAAGCCATGACTAAATCGTCATTGTATCCTACCTGTGCTTGTGCTTTACCATTTTTCCAGATAAAAACTCTTAATTCTTGTAGTAGTCTTTTTGATTGTATTATTACTGACCTTTCCCTCAAGTACTCCATCATCTTCGCTATTATTAAAGGTCTTGTTTTAAGGTTTGTAGTAAATCCTGGAACTAATCTATCTCTTTCATACTTTTGCATGTAGGATTCTACTGTCTCTGTGTTAGATTTAGCACTGTGATAGAGATTTTTATACTGCCTTTCTTGTATTTGTTCAATAGTTGACCATCCTATATTAGCATTTTCAACTACAAGTAAAGCATCGTTATACTCTGAAGCTAATCCTACCAATACGTTACCATATTCTTTTGGTGATAATTTTCCCTTATACTCTGCAACTTGAATGCATTCCTCTAATTCTATGACATGGCAAGCAGAGTAGTCTGTAGCATCTCCTCTGGCGACGTCTGCTACCACCATATAAGATTTGCTATAATCTGGTTGTTCCCAAATCCATAAATTACTATCTACACCTCTTCTCTCTAAAGCTTCTTTTTGATAAGTTTCTTCATAAAATGCTAAATCATCTGGCTCAAATACTGTATCTCCTGATGCCAAAAACGAACAATCACATTCTTGCCTAGCCATTCTAAGTCCTAAATCTTTATCTTGTTGGTCTCTCCATGCTTGATCTCTTTCAGGATGGACTGTCCAAGGCAATCTAACTGCTGTAAAAGAGTTTTCATTTGTTTCTGCTTTGACCCAAGTTCTGTGAAACCAATTTCCTATTCCATTTGGAGTTGATAAAGCTATGCATCTACCTCCTGTAGCTAGTGTTTGCTGTGCTGCTGTAAAAGTTTGTTCTACGTTGTCTATAAAGGCTGCCTCATCTATAATTAACATCGACACTGCTTCAGAACGAGCTGAGTCTGTGTTAGATGATTTTGCTTGTATTTTTGACCCATTTTTTAATCTTAGTGATAGTTTATTTTTTTCTTCATAAGGCAGTTTCAACCATTTAGGTAACTGCTCGTACATAAAAATTGTTTTAGAAACTAAGTTCCTAGCTGTAGCTTGTGTCGTTGCTAATGCTAGTACGTTTCTGTCCTTATGAAAAAGCATCAACCATATTGAGTAGCCTGCAGATAAAGTAGACAACCCCAATTGTCTTGATTTTAATGTAATTAAAAACTGTTTGCTATTAAATAAATGTAAAACTTCTTGTTGAAAAAGATATAAATTAAAAAGTATCCGACCTCTTTGTGGATGCTGTATGTAGCAGTACTTTTTCATAAAATATGCTGGATCGTTTTTGCACTTTACGTATTCTTGTGCTATTATTTTTTTAATATCTTTTTGACTCATAGCCTTTTAGTTTTTTTATGAAAAGCTTCTAATCTGTGGGTTTGTCATTATCCCTAGTTTAACAGATCCATCCTCTATAGCATCGAGTAGTCCTGTTGCTGGAGAAAAGGATCTGTATTTTCCTGTTTTGCTGTCAAATAGTATATATACTTCTATTTCTTTTTTTCTAATATAACTGTCTACTGCAGCTTTTGCAAAATCTATAACAGGAGTTTTACTGCTAGGTTGTACAAAAACAGTACTCTTAGGATACGTCTGCTTTATAAAGTTGTTCATAGTTTTAACCACTTGTTCAACTTCACCTCTTTGCTTACCGAGTTTAAAATCCTTATTAATGCTTTCTGCCCAACTACCCTTAGCTTCGTTGTAGTAAGGCTCGTATGCTACATTCTTCCTACTACCTGAGAGTCTTGCACTTGGACTCTTTTTTAACTCTGCAATCTTTCCGTTGATTACAAAATCTCCTGCTGATGTTTTATTAAGTTTGACGTTGCTAAACAGCAAAGGAAATAAGATTTCACCTTTACCCATAGCAACACCGTCTTTGTAACCATCTAATCCTGATAAGGCAGATATTTTTTGTTTAGGAAAGTTTTCGTCAAAATACTCTACTGTTCTCCCTGTACTGTTAGGGTTAAATGTAGAAGTAGTTGATTTTAGAAACTCTTTGATATTATTTGTGGAACCTCCAAGTAGTATTGACACTATCTCAGCAGGTAGGTTTCTGTCTGAAAACGTATTTTTATCTATACCAACCTTATTAAGTAGTTTTTTTACTCTGTCAACATCACTAGTGGAACTTAATGTTCTATAAACTCTTTTTAAAAGTTTTTGATTGTCTTTGTTACTTCTAACTAAATCTATAATAGAATCAACAGATATCTCTGTCTCTTCTTGCTCGCTTAATGTTTTATTATTTACTATATTTGAAATAACAATGGAATTTTGACCTCTTGCTACTTGCATTGGAGAAGGTGCTAAGTTAGTAAAGTACTGTTTATAGTAATCTACTCTATCAAAACCACTGTTTTGTTTTTGATCTTGAATTTGTTTTGAACTACTATCTAGTCTAAATCCAAACATAGATTCAAATAAATCCATATCGTGTTTGCTATTGATATCAGGATATCCCTTGTTAGTTCTGTATGACCACTCTTGTATAACTTTATCTAACAGATCCACTATTGTAAATTATCTAATTTATATTTTGTAGAGTATATTAATTCTTGAATATCATCTAAGATTGAAACTAAAAAACTCTCACTTGGCTTATTATATTGTATAATCTCATCTAACTGTAGTAGATAGTTGATTACTTGCTGCTTGTCTTTGTAAGGTATTATATCTAAATTACTATGATAGTTTTGTATACCATATTTACCTTGATAACCCTCAGCTAATCTGTCTACTAATTCAGTCATTTGATCATAAAATTCATTCAATGCTTCATGCTCAGAATAAGACTTTGTTTGTAGATGAAATACGTGAGTTTGTGTTACTGAGTGTAGAAGTGTTGATATTACTTTTTTCATAGATTAGTTGATTTTAGCTCGGTTCCTCATCTGGTTCTTCAAAATCTAATTCTTCATCTCCTAAATCTTCACCTTGATCGTCAGGCTGATCTGATCCTCCTTCTGGTGGCTCTTCTCCTGAAAAATCTGCTTGACCTCCTCCTCCGGATGAGTCATCTGCAAATTCACTATCCATGCTCTCAGGCTCTTCCTCCTCTTGCTCTCCTGGCATTGGTGCTTGTTGGTATAGCAATGTTAATTTATCTAACGCTTGTTGGAATTCAGATACTTTTCCTAAGTAATAGTCTTTTCCTAGTACTGTTGCTTGAAAGTTTTTACCCATCCAAGTTAGTGTAAAATCTTGACCATTAGCTAATACTATGTTAAATGTTGTTGGTTTTGGTGAGACCCATTTAATGGTATCTACAAATTCCTTAAAGTCTTCTGTCATTAATCTAGTAAGTACTTTTTTGACTGTAGGAAATTTTTGTAGTATTTTATCTGTTGCATCATCTAACACTGCACCTTCGTTAGATGGTGTTGATTGATCAGAATCTTGTTTTAGATCTTGTTCTAGCAATACTTCTAAATATGCTTGCTTTATTACTTGTTTTATCTGTGCTCTGTTCATGAAAACCACATTTTACATACTATCTAACATTTTCACTACATTGTGCAAATCCTCCTTATGAATCACTACCATTTGTCCGTTGTCTTGCTTTAAGGTTACTTTTTTTCCTATATCATCTATTTGTATTGCCCATATTGATCCTGGTGCTATATTAGGTTCAAACTGCTCTCTGATTATATTCTCAAAGATACCTTCAAAATAAGCAGATATATCTCGTTTATTAAACTGTTTTTGTAAAATTGATTCCAATTGATCGTACATATCCTCTTCCTCAGGTACTAGCCAATAACCTTCTCTAGGATTCCATTCTCCATATAGATCTAAATCTTCTAGCACATCTCCTATTTCAGAGTTATCTGCTTCAGTTGATCCTTTGATCATTAAACCAGATTCTTCAAAGGATTTTACCTCTTTAATTGGTTTTTGCTCTTGTAATGCTAATTTATCTAATTTTGGTTGTTTGTGTTTAAATTCTAAGTAATGTTGAGCTTTTGATATATCTTGCCTAGCTCTCATTACTTTCTCTTGCCACCAATTTGGAAAATCTACTTCCCCTTGTAGTTGATCGTATTTATTTAACAACTTATACAACTTCACAGCATAAGTTGCTGTGTCGTAAGCATACCTCTTTAGCATTTCTGGCTCATCATCTTGGTGACCTATGTCTAAATCTTCAGATAACTTGTTTAAAATATTTTGACTTTTACTATTTTCAGTGATATTATCTGTGCTTAGATTGTCTTTCAAATGCTTAACTGCTTTTTGTACTTTTGGCTTAATTTGTACCCTTTTTTCTTCTGGAGCTGCTTTGTATGCCTCTAGTAGCTTAGAAAGCTTGTTGATTTTACTGTCTTGCTCGTTCAAAGATTTAAAGTGTTTCAACAGCTCGTTCTCAACAACATCAGCATGAATCATCCCTTGTCCAGATGGTTTTATACCTACTTGACCTATCTGCTTGTCAAATGAAAAATCTACTAAATGCAATGCATCATTATGAATATAAAATACAAAATCATCCTCAAAATTGTTTTTGTATTTAACATATATATCAAAAGAATTAGGTTGTATATTATGGACTTTGGTACTATCTATCTCATCACCAGCTGCTCGAAGCGCCTCTATCAACGCTCTTCCTACTTTCTTAGCTATGTCTTTTGTTTCTTGTTTTGAGAACTGTACACCTTCTTCTTCTTCATTAGTTAACTTAACATTAACCCCTTTCTTTGCTAAATCTTCAGCTTCACCTGGATCGTCTGTTGATACAACACCCTCCTCTTTTATTAAATTTAGCTTATTGCGTAGTTTATTTTTCATTTTCAAAAGAATTTATTTTTTTTGTTTAGTTTGTGTTGATTGTTCGTATTTAAATAATTGTCTTTGTAGTTGTGTTAAAGCAATTTGATGTTTAGTTAGTTTGTTCTTAATTTCAGTATAGGTCACTGTGCTCTGACTTTGTATAATATAAATAGTTTCAATTCTCCCAGATTACATTTTTAAAATTTTCTGGCTCAAGTCCAAAGTAATCTGTCCTCCATTCTGTTTGTTTAAAAAAAGGTAAGTCGTACCACTGATCTTTAATTTGTAGTAATTTTTCTGCTTCGTGATCCCAGTCCCTACTTAAAATAAAATCTTCTATTTGTTTCTTTTTTTGTATAACCTCATCGAACTTAAACGAATCCCATTCATAATGAAAAACTTCAAATACGTTGTCTTTTGATACATAGTCTATAGAAATGTCAATTCCCCACTTAGGTTTCATTTTAACTAACTTATACAGCATAGGATTAGATTGAGCATATTCCAATAATTGATCTTTTGCACCTTCTTTAAATCCTTTTCTTTGAAATAAATCTGAGTGGTTAATATGTGCTTTGTGCTTTTTATCCCACTTTAGCCAATCATATCTTAAACAATCTTCGTGCCTTCTTTTAATAGGATTGTATCCGTTTGGTTGTAAAAATGCTTGTTCTGCTTTTGTTAAATGATACCCATTTTGATCAAAAAGATCTACACTGTGTGGATCTAAAAGAATATCTACTTGGTCTGTTTTTTGTGTAAAATACGGATTAGAGTCTAATTGGTTATCTGTTAAAATCATATTATCTGTTGTTATTATTTCATTACGTACCTCTGTCCCTTCTGCTGTGCTTCTCCTTTATATACTAAAGATTTCCATAAACCCTCAGCTTGGTTGCTAGGATTTTGATCAGAATATAAAGGTCCTAGCTTTTGATGAGCTAGCCTATACATTTCTGTACCAATTCCCATTCCTTGGTATTCGTCTCTTACAAGTACTGAGTCTACTTGATATGAACTAAGGTATGGTTTTAATCTCAAAGCTCCTAACTTTTCACCATCCATAATCGCAAGAACGACTTTATTTCCTTTAATATTCTGTAATGTTATATCTACAGTTCCTTGTTCTGATTGCTCTTTGTTTAAATGGATGGCAGTTGGTTGTTTTTCAGCTGCTTTTTTTGTAGAGTGAGTTCCTAACCTCTTACCACCTCTTTGAGGATATACAGCATACTTTCCATCTACTTTACGAATAGTTTCGTTTAAAACTTGCCTAACAATTTGATTTAATTCAAATCTTTTCATAGATTTATTTGTCCAAAGGACCTCCTCCGACCCATGCATCACAAGTTCTTGCACCTGCACATTTAAACCAAAAAAATTCACAAAAGCCTAAGTTAGCTTCTTTTACTATCTGTTTACCTTGCTCTCCTATACCGTCAGCTATTTTTTTTAACGTTTCTGGTTTTTGATTAAAAGCTACACAATTAGCACATCTTGATGTTTTTGCATGCTCTACTGTAGTATCCCACATGTGTGCTTTATCTTCCCAGAATTCCTTTGTTCCTTGTTCATCGTCCGGATTAAGTGGTCCATACCGATACTCTTTTATAGTTTGATTTCTACCTAATGTATTTAGATCTAAATCTTTTATAGCATCCTTAGGTTTAACTTTTTTATTTTTTATTTCTTTTTCTTTCTCTAGTGCTGCTGGTGTGTTGTTGTCTCCATAGTCTGATAACTTCCCTTCTTTCACCAAATCCTTTATTATGCTTTTAAATTCCATTCTATTTGTTTTTACAATGTTTTGATGATTCTTTACTTATATAAGGTTTTTTGCATCCGTGACCACCTTTGCTTTTAGGTATATGCACTCTACCACATCTACCACAGCAAGTTGCTTTAGATTCTGTTAAATCTTCTTTAAGATCCTTCCAAATTTCTCCTCTCCTGCATCTTACCACTGCTCCCGATGCATAAGCTGAGTTTCCTGTTATCATAGCTCTACCATGCTGTCTCATTACCCAAGTCCCATACTGGGTAGTAGGGCACCAAACATCTTGAGAGTCTCCTTGTGCTTTTTTTAAAACATTACAAGATATATAGTCATTTTCTTCTACATAGCAGCTTCGCATACCTGAGCTGTCACGTCCTCTAGTTGCATTATATCCACTGTATATTGATGCAATCTCAAACATATCAGAATGTGTACTATCCTTCTGTTTTAGTGCAAATTTGTTGTAGGTTGAACAATCTCTATATCTCGAATCGTTGGTATTATCCCATCCATCGTACATTATTGCTGAGTATAGGTAAGCTTCTGCTTGTTTTCTACTAAAATTTAAAACTTTGTGTAGGTTGTTATGCTGATCATATTTTCTAAAAGGAGAAGTATCTATACCACTATAACTATCATCTAATGGTGCTGCTGATTTTATCAAGTCTCCAGATTTTAAATCTTCTGTGGTTTTAAATCTAAGACTACCTTCTGGAGGTTTGATCACATCAAATATTTCCCAAATAGTACAATCCTTGTACATAGGATATATGTGTGTTTTAAAATTATTTATAGATTTATTAATATTTCCACTACGCTCATACTCTCTTATACATTCGTATATAAAAACAGCTTTGTTGTACCCTTCCGAGTATAGTTCTTCATCTCTATTTGCAGTGCTGTATGTAAGCCATCTATGGTTCGGAGTTGCTTCTATTAGGTGATTCTGTTTTTCTAGTTTTGTTATGTCTGCGTTTTTATAAAAGTGTAGATGTTCTATTGGAGTGTACTTTAAAGTTCCCGACTGTATATCGAAGGCAAGAATCTCTTCTCCAATAGATAATTGATTGTAGGTTTTCCAACCTGTCCTAGTTAATGCTTCACTGTGTAAAGGAACACAAGGCCAAGTCTCATATTTACGTTTTGCAATTCTAGTACATCTATCATCTTTATCCTCTTCTAACGCATTTTGGTTTTTTAGTTCATTGACGGTACCTGTTACTAAGTTCTTAATGTCTTCTTTTGTTATTTTTTTAAATCCTGAACCGTAAGGTGCTGCTTTACCATCCTGTGAATCAGCTGTTTCATTTTGAACTGTTGCCTTCTTTGTATTTTTGACAACTGTTTTTCCTTTTGATCCTGCTTTTTTCTTTTTTCTAGCTGTTGCTGCCCTCTCTGATTTTGTTAATGATTTAGCTTTTTTACGAGGTAGGCATCTATCGGGATTCTTGTCGTTTTTAGATGTACCACATGGACCTGCTATGTTACCTGCTGTTGTAATTCTAACCCAATCTTCTTTTTGAAACCAATCTCTTAGAGACTCTCTTACTAACTCTCTCATAAAAGCCTCAATACCTATATTTTTTTTATTATTTTCTTTACCCATTAAAAAATATAATTTTAATACCAATACCTACTAAAGTAGTAAAGATTATCCACAATGCTCTAGTTACGTTATCTCTCCATTTTTTAAGAGCTTCCAAATCTTGTATGTACTTAATGTTTTCATTAGTTGCTGCTTCCTCTTCTAATCTAAATTCAGTATTTTTATTTACTTTTACGACTATTCCATTCTCAGGATCAAGTAGTAGTTTTTTCAATTCTGTTAGATCCTCTTTAATCTCTTTCGTTGATTCTCTGACCTGCTTCAACTCTCCGTTGGGTAAGCCTTTCTTTATGTGTGAGAGCTCGAAAAGTACCTTTTCAAGCAGCTTGGTTTGTTCCATAATATAAGTAAAAGGTTTGGTATTTTACTTATAAATATGTCTAATTAATATGTTCAGCTAGCTTGTCAGTATATTGTTTTATATTATTAAGAATCGTTTGTTTATGATTGTCATTTCCTTTCCAAGATTCAATCTCTCCATCTTCAGTTACAAAGTTTGACGAGGTGTTTATATGATCCTGTGCCCACTGCTCTATGTCTTTTATAAATTGTTTTATATTCCCTTGCATCATTCTTTTTTCATATTGCTGATACAATCCTGCTTTCCTTAAAGAAGCTTCATACTCTACAGTGCAAGGATCAAAACAAAATCCATGTATTTTGTACATTTTTTTAGCTAAGTGGTGTTTCATTGATCCTCCACATTTTGGACATTTCAAAGGAACTATTACTTGCTTTTTGATATTATGTAATTTGGTTATATTCTGCTTTATACCGTTTTTTATTGTCCATTTCTTACCAAATTCTTCCCATACATCTCCCTCTTTGTGACGTTTTGTTTGTTTTTGATAACCTACTTGTTGCTTAGTTTTTGATGTAGCATCTTTGTTTATGATGTTTCTAACTCTTTGAACATCTGATTGTTTAAATTCTTTTTTAAGTAAAGTTTCTTTACTCATATCCTAATTGTTTTAGTTTGTTGATTATTGGTCGTATATTTCCATCTTTACATCTTAATCCTATTCCTCCTTTTGCTATCCATTCAGCTATGTTAGATTTCTTATCATCTATTAAAATTGCATCTGTTTGAGAATATCTACATTTATCTGCCGAGTAGGAAAATATTACCTTTGGTTGAGGGTTGAGATTGTTTTTAACCCATAGATTTTTTCCTAATTTTGAATTATTGTCTTTTGATGGTGACGTCAATAAAACTGGGTTGTATCGTGATATGTAGTTCCATAGCTGCTTGCCTTGTGGCATCCATGGCATTTTTGACCAAAAATTCAATCCTATTTCAACATCAATTAAGTGCCAAAATGCTGTTTGCCCATACTTGTGCTTATACTGCTTTGGTTGCATTCCTGTAAAATAGTCGAACCTTGCTTCAAAATCAGTCAATACTCCATCCATGTCACAATAAATTCTATATTGTGGTAGCTGCTTTTGCTCAGGTTGAGGATGAGCATCTAATAAATCTACAAGGCTTTGTTGCATATTTGTTTCCATTTTTGTTCTTCATTGTATGCTTGCACCTCATAAGGATGGTTGTTATAGCTATATCCCATATTATAGTATCTTGTAAACCATGATGGTGACTGCAAATAGTGTTGGTATTCGTGTATTAGTGTTTTAATTAGATCTTCTAAACTAGTTAAGTTTTTATAATATAAAATAATTTCATTTATTTCATCACAAAATTCACCTTTACGTCCCTCTGCCCTTTCTTGACTTAAAAATATATAAGGAGGATCGTTGTAGTGTTTAGAAAACCCATAGTAATCTTCTATTAAAATTAACACCTGCTTTGTATACTGTGCTATTTGATCTACTGTAACCTGTTTGTTCATATATTATGAGTTTTTCACTCCGTCTTCCCAATTCCTAAAAACAATATTTCCTTCGAGGTAAGCTTCTTTTTCTAACTCCAACAATGAACTATCATTATTTGTATCTGCTGTTTGTACTTCTTTTAACTTTCCTTCTAAATTTTGTTTATGATGTATCATTTCGTGAGTAAAAGACCTCATTACATCCTTTGGATGTCTATTGTGAGTGTATAGTACAATTGTGTTTTCATTAGGATTGTAGTGAGCTGTCCTACCAAAAAAATTTGCTGATTCTTTTATGTCTTTTCTTATTTTTATTTCTGGTAATGGTGTAATTTTAATTTCTTCATTCATCATGTGTTCTAAAATAGAAGACATATATGGAGTGTAGTCAAAATCAAATCTTTCTCCTTCCTGCCTGACTTTTACTATTATATGATCTTGATTAAAATTGATATCAAAATTATCAGTATTTAAAGTTCTGTTTAGCATTTTATAAGCATTAACCAGTTGTTGCCTATTTTCTGATCTGGTTACGCTGTTAGGACCTATATGTGTCCCAGATGATCCTTCGTTTTTCATTTTTTGTTTTTTATTTGTAAATAGCTCATCTAAGGTCTGTTCCATTGCCTCTTGCATTTTAACTTCTTTTTCTGTAGGTGCATTTTGCAATGCTATGTTAACTATATTTTTTTTATCAGGTGAGCTAATTTTGTTTGGTATCCATTCTGCTGATTTGACATAATCCTTAGATGATCTTATAGTAGATGCAGAGAATTTACTATCTTGCTTTTTAAGCTTGAGTTCTGGTAAAGTTACTACTTGTATATTTGAGTAGTTTTGTTTATTTTTTTCAAAATATTTAAACTTACTCATTTCAGAAGCCATTGCTCCTGTTACTACTTCTTTGTATTGATCCTTATTTTGATCAACCCAATCATACAAATCTTTTATTGGTGAAGTTTGGCTAATAATTATTTCAACAGGAACATTAAGATATAAACTATATATTTGCCATATATCTCTAGATTGTTTAGCAGTAATTTTGATTCCTTCTCTTACTTTAGGTCCTACAAATACTATAAGTTTGTCTACTTTAGATCCTAGCAACTGTGCATTTTTAAAATGCATTTTATGTGGTGGTTTGAATCCACCAGCATACAATCCTACAGATTTGGTTGTTTCAGTATTCTCTAATAACGAGTTAACAGCATCCAACGCTTGTTGCTTACCTTGTCCTTTCGGTGTTCCAACTTCTCCTGACTTAATTGAAACCATGCTGTTAAATAATCCTTTGATCCTTTTTTTTGATCTTGGATTTTTTACTTTGGATTTTATTTGTTGTAATAGTTGTTCAAAAGATCCATCTATATTATAGTTTTTAAATAACTTATTTATTAAACTCCAATCAGTAGATGACCATACCTCCTGCTTACTTATTGTTTTAAAGTTTTGTAATTTTACCTTTCTTAAAGTTAGTTTGTTTGAACTTAAATTAAATTCCAACTCTTCATCGTCTTGTAATGTTGGTATATCTTTAATACCTAACCTACTAAACACTTGTGATGGGTTTTCTTCAAGTAAGATTACCTTTGCTAATCCTAATATCAATCCTTGTTTTGCAGCTGGTACGTCAAGAAAGTTGTTTTTGAATCCATGCTCCTCGTCAGACAGAGCAATAATATTATCTATTTGTATAAATTGGTCTTGTTTTCCTTCAATTGGATATAATACTGTTATTATTTCTCCTGAGTTGTAATATTTCCTACCTTGATATCTTTCACTTTTGAAAGGTACTATTAAACTGTCTGGCTTAGATTTTACTAGTGAAATTATGTTTTGTTTTGCTTGTTTTTTATCACTAGCTTGGAAATGCGTTATTATATCTAAATCACCATAGTCTGGTTTAGCTCCTACTTTAACACTACCTGATAATGTTGCTTTTTTAAACCCATCAATATTATTTAAGATCTCCTTGACGTATTTGTCAAAAGTCTTTTGTACATCTGCTTTTTGTATTCGGGTACCCCCTGCTACTCCACTCAAATTACTTATGTTTTATAAAATTGTAATGCATTATTGCTTTTTAAAAGAAGATAGTTTTGAATCATCCGGTAAAAACTTTCCTGTTAGTTGCAATCTTTCCTGGTTGTCTACCCAATACTTTTGTAAATCTTCTGGAATATCAGCTCTGGTTCTGTCTAGTATTTTTATATATATATCTAAAACATCTTGTAAATCCGATTGTTGTAAGTTGTTTCTTAAAAAGTCAAATAGCTTAAAATAATCTTGTAGTATTTGTTTAGTAAAGTCTACTTGATATAGTTGTGATAGCAGTTCAATTGCTTCGTTTGGTGAATTTGCTACTATTTCTCCTGATTGTTTGTCTTTCACTCCGTAGTTGTGAGAAAAAGTATGCTGCTTGTTACTAAACAATGCTAACATTAGTTGTGTTCTGTGCAGTCCCTTTACATTACCCTTATATGTACTGGAGTAGTAGGTGAATGATAACCAATCTAAATCTCCTACATTTAGATCTATTTGTACTCGTTGATCTAGCTGTTGTTCTTCTTCGTCATACTGTGGGAATGATAAAAACAGTGCTCCTGAACTTGATCCTTTAGTATCTGTTTTTATATCTGAATTTGTTGCTTCTATGTGATCAGCAATTGCAACTATAACAGCCCTTTTAATCAGTTGCTTATCTGTTGCTGATCTTGCTCTTTTTTTGAACTTATTAAATAAATCTTCAACTTCTTGCTGCTCTAACCCCCAATCTTTAATATTTTTAAAAGTACTGCCTGATAACGCTAAGTCAATGTCTCCAGAATAATCTTTTTTACCTACCGACCCTAAAGTTTGTATTGTTGTGAAGTGCTTTTTAGCGTTTGGAAAGATAGAACCTAATTGCTGGTAGAACACCTCTAGTGTTGGTTCAATATGTTCTTTTTTTATTGGTGCTGTTCTATCAAAAATATTTCCTCCCATTACAATAGTTTTTTTTTTGTAAAGATACAAAAATAATTTAACTGTACCTAATATTCTACTATAAATAGCTGTTAAAGTTTTATACTAGTTGGATAGGATTTGTATTGCGGTTCAACTTGTGGATTTTCGATTTTATATAGCTGATATATGTTTAGGAATAAATCGAAATTTTTTTGTATTTGATCTACTTGTTTTATTTGCCAACCTTTCCCTTGATATACTCCTTGTTTTTTTGAAGGTCCTCTAGTGCTTGCTTTTAACCATAATATTCCTGTTCTTTCAACTTCTATATCCTTGATTTCTTTTATTGCCTTAGCGTAAGATGCTAGTTGCAAGTCGTAAGTTTTGTGTAAGGAATTTGAAGTTTTTATATCCAATAGCCAAACCTCTTTATCCATTTTAACTAAAAGATCAGCAGTACCTGCATATTGATATTCATCTGAGTATACGAAATCCTCCACCCCTATCAACTCTGGCTTGTAGGTTTTCCAAAAATCTGCAAACTTTAATATCATTTCCCATACAAGTTGGCTGTATTTGGCTTTACCGTAGTCATCTAACCAGTTAACTTCTTCCCCTACTACCAGTCTTTCAGCAGCTTCATGTACTTGTGTACCTTCCTTTGCAGCTTTATTCTTAATAATATCAGAATTATGTCCTACATCTTTTAACCAAGATTCAAAATACCTATTTTTAGGCATATATTGAAGAATTGATGTAACTGATGGGTAATAAACATCTTCATCTCTTTTATAAACTCTTGAATCTAAAAAGTTTATTTGCTTTAGTTCAGGATCAAAGTCTAGTCTATTCTTTGAATTGTGTTTAAAAATATCTGTTCCTTGCTTTATCATATCATTTTAATCTTGTGCTTCATCAGATCTGAGAATTGTAGTTTTTCTGATGATTGAACTAGTTGTGTAAATTTTTCGAATCCTAATTCTGCTGGATCTTGTTGTTTTAGGTTTATTAAATATACATTTTTACCTAAGTTTATAAACTCTTGACAATAACTAATTGCTACTTTCAATGCGTCTTGGTCCAATGCTATATAAATGTCTTCAACATCAGATTGAATTATTTTAAGTTTTAGACTGTTTGGAATTTTTTTTCCTAAAACAGGTATAGCATTTCTTTTAATTGCCATCGCATCAAACACTCCTTCACATATTATAATTGGCTTACTCCAATTTATTAAATTTTCAAAAAATATAATATCTTTATCTACTTGAGGATTTTTATACTTGATATAGGCAGATCCTGCGTATCTTGCAACAAAGTAATTAATAGTGTTGGATTGTGAATAACTTGGTATAATAACTCTTTCTTGATATTTTCCAGTTCTGCAGTATCCAATGTTATATTTAATAATATCATTGTCGTTAAGTCCTCTGTCATATAAATATTTTTTGTATTTATTCGCTAATACTGAGGTTGTAGTAGCTTTGTATAAAGGTGTAAAACCTTTTGGTAGTTCTAATATGTTGTCTTGTTTATACTGATGAGTTTTGGTTTTTTTTACATATTGTAGAACTTCAACAGCTTGGTTTTTAGGTGTATTGATTTTTTTAAGTAAAGAGTGAACAGTACGACCTCTCATCCCTTCTTGACCACAAACCCAACATTCCCAAGGATTTTCCCCCTTGTGGTTTGTCTTTAGATTTATTTCTAATTTAGGTTTTCTGTGATTGCACGAAGGACATTTGAAAGCATAGTTATCTCTTGCTCTTTTGTAGCTTTTTCCTAACACTCCTTCTAGTCCTGCTAATAATAAGGAATAATCCATATAAACTATTGGTTAATATTATACAGATTATATTTTAAATATACAACTTTTTAATGTTTTTTTTACTAACGTCATTATAACAACGATCCTTTTTGGATTGCTTATACTGTTATTGCTCTGACTCCTTATAAAAACTAACTTCTGGATAGTATATTCTTTCGCCTGGGTCTACCTCATATTTATCCCATATATGTTCAATTTCAAAATCCTTATTTTTTAAATAGTCTACTACTTCAGAACTAATTTTAGGTGGGAGATCTGTATCTGTTAAAAACTTCACTGTACCTACAATAGTGTTTGATCTAAGTTTTTTGATTAAACTTACTACAACTCTTCCAGCAATTCTATCGTTGTATTTTTGTTGAAGTTCATTTTGCATAGAGCTTTCTAAAAATTCAACATCATTTTCAGTGATTTCTTGAATTTTAGATTCTCTTTGCAAAGCTGTCCTATTGGTTTTACGCTTGGTTTTTTTATTGCTTTCTAAGATGATATTTGTTATCTTCATAGCTTAGTTATTTTTATTTCTAATGTGTTGTTTCCTTTTATTAATCTATGATAAACTCCTTTTGGTATAAATAGTATTGTTTTTAGTGGTTGAGGTAATTGATTATCGAATTGAAATTGCCAATCTGTTTCACCTACCACCTCTACTACTCTATCTTCTCTATCTCTATGCCAAACTAACTGATCTTGTGATACATTGCTTGAAAATACTCTTGTATCACCTTGATCTTGATATGGATGGTAATAATTACTCATTGTATAGTTTTTACCAGAATCCTGTATAGTTTGATTTCATTCCTAACTGTTTAGCGTATCTAGGTAATCTGCAACTCCAATATCCTGGTTTAGTTCTATCTTTTTTGTTTTTACAGTCGTGACGTTTAGCATAAGCATCGCGAGCCTCTTTATCGTTTAGTTTTGCTCTCATTCCAGAGCCAAATGAAACTTTTTTAGCTTTAATTTCACCATCTTTGGTCTTCTTACCAGAATTTACATAAACATAGTATGCTTTTGAACCTCCTCGCATTGGTTTATTTAGTTCCACCTCTCTGCCTTGATACTTTGCTTCATTTAACATAGGTAGATCTAAAGGTACTAATTTATTATCAAATCTACCATACTCTCCTATTTGTGTTTCTTCAATTAAAATCTTATCTAGACCTTGCAATTGTATTAAACCCTGATTGTATGCTTTTCTTGCTTCAGTAAACAGATCTAGAAACGACTGACTTGAGTATCTATAAACATTCTCTGAAAGTAAGCGATTTTGATCTAAGTGCCATTGTAAGCTGGGTAGTCCTGTTATTTGGTTTAGCTTAATCATTATAAAAATCTTTTTTAAAATATCT